AAGGCCGTACCTCTTCCGTGCCGATCAGGGCATGCCATTCAGATTCGGTTAATTCTACAAAGCCTTTTTCGGCCTTAGGGTCGGAAATATAGTAATGGGTCATATGATTACCTCCTTTACGGGCTTGCGAAAGTGAATGTGGCTTCGGCTGCGGGTGCGGGGGTAGGAGGTGAGGTTTTGCTTTATCCAAATGTGATGCGAGCATCACCGTAGATTTTGAACGTGTACACGGACAAACCGCTTTCGCTTGTGTGTCCTTCTATAAATTCTGCGTTCTCGCATACTAAATCATTGTTCGGTGTGCCTTCAAAGAACATGACCAATGCGGAACCAATCGCCACGCTTTGCAATTGCGACATAGCGCTGTTCTTGAATGCCTCCGTGCAAGGGTCACCATAATCATCCACATAAAAGATGAAGCCATCTTCTGCCGGTAAATCATAATCCACACTACACGCTTCAACCGTGCCGCCGCTCCCGCCCCCGGCTTCCATCGTCCCGGCCACGCCGAAAATGGAAACGCCCTTGGCGATATTTGCAGGGATCAGGTTGGCATCGCCCTTGATGGTCTGCACCCCGGAAAGGTATTGCCCGGCCTGGATGGTCTGGTCTGCCGTGCCGGGTGTGATGGTCTGGGCGGCCTGGGTGGTCAATTGCTTGGTGGCGCTTTTCGTGCCTGCTGCCACATAGCCCGCCGTCTGGGTAGCGGATGCAGTAATCAGGCCATCGGAGGAAACTGAAATGCTGGGCGTGGCCTGCGTTGCCGTGGGCATGGCGTTTACCGTTACTTTCGATAGGCCGTCATATCCGCTATCCGGGGTTACGCTCTGCGCCGATGTGGCAGGGGTAACCGTCTTTTCCTGCAATACGGGATCGCTCCCCTGCTCAATGCCCTCAATCAGCGCCGCCATGCTGTCCAGCTTCGTGCCGCTGGGCACGGCCACGCCTTTCCCGGCAATGGCCGTACCGATGGCGGTTTTCGCTGTTTCGATGCGGTCAAGTTCCTGTTTTTCCAGGGTCATTTTATCACCGCCTTTAGATTGCCTTCAGGGCATTGAGCAAATCTTCCGTCAGTTCCACGCTGCCGCCCCCGGTATACCCCGCAGGGATTTCCACGCTGGATTGGGTAAGGGGATTCATGGTCAGGCTAATATTGCCATTATTGGGCATGCTGCCCTCCACCTGATTGCCCGCTGCATCCACAAAGATATCCCCATCCAGCACATGAGGGGCGGTTGCGGTTACCGGCGTTACATCCTGGTAAGCATCCGGAATTGCCGCCACCGTTACCTTGGAAAGCACCTTGCCGCTGGCGGGGGTAATCACCTGCTGGGCCTTGGTAGGGGTCACCGTTTTTTCTTCCAGCACGATTTTCACCGTACCCGTGCCACTGTGCCTGCCAGCCGCCACTACATACTGGATATTGTTCACATCCAGGGTTTTATTCACGGCCCCGTTATCCGGCATGGTACCGGATACCACCGTGCCATCTGCCAATACGATGATCTTGCCCAGCGTCACATCGCCAGCGGCGGCGGTAACATCGGAAGTATCATTGAAATTGCTGGGGATCATGTTGACCACCACTTGGGACAGGCCATAATATCCGCTGTCGGATGTTACGGTCTGGGCCTTCTTGGTGGGGGTAACGGTCTTTTCCTGCAAGGTGTAATTGCCGCCGCCAGCCACGCCAGCAATGCTGCCGCCCTGATAATAACCGGGCTCCAGGGTTACGGTTTCGCCCTCCTGCACGCTGGCATTTACCGTGCCACGGTTTATAATTTCGCTGATGGCGGTTGCCAGTTTGGTCAGGGTATCGGTACTGAGGGCTAGATTCAGTTCCACCAGCTTGGCCCGGATTGTATTGCGATCCGTAGCAATCCTGTTATATTCCTGGGCGGTAATCTCTGCGATATTAGCCATATGTATCAACTCTCCTTACATCAAATCGTTTTGAGCAATGCATTAATAACAGCAAATTCGTTGTATACCCCCTGGGCCGTAATGGGCCGGGGGTCATCCGATACCGCCTGATCGGTGGTCATTACGGATAGCACCTTATCCGGGGATAGCGAAATCGTTTTATCATCCGTGGTAAAATCCACGCCCCCGCCGCCACCAGCAGGTGGATTTGCAGCAAGATATTCCTGAACGATTTTTTCAACAGCAGCCTTGTCAATAGTCCCGCTTGAACCGCTCCCGCCTGTCTGCTGCAATTCGTTGAAAATTACCTTAATTTGCATAGTGTTGCCGTTCAGCATCAAATCACTTCCTCGCATAGGCATTGCTCAACCCTGACAACAGAAATTTGAGAAGCAAGCGCGTCGCCATCATTCGTCAATGCACGAACCTGAATCTGAACGCTTTTCCGCTCATCGAAAAGAAAGGTTTCTTCCTGCGTCAATTTCAAACTGATCTTGCACCCGTCAAAGGTCACGTCTTCCGTGACCTTGCGTAGAACTTCTTCGCCTTTCTGCGCATACACAATCAGAACTTCAGCAAGGTTGCCCGTATCGAAAGGAAGTTCAAAAATATGCGTCGGCGTGGTTCCTTTTATCATGTTGTCACCTCGCTTTCAATGCGCCCATATTACATCAAACTAGACAAAAAGTTTCTAATCATCGGCAGCAAGAACTTTCGTTCATATTCTTCAGTGGGGTGAACGCCGTCATGCGTATCAAATCCATCCGGCATCAATGTCCATGCGTTGCGGAAAGCCGAAACTTCCGGGCAGAACCCGCTTTCGTCTGTCAAATTCAGAACGGGCAGATGATATTTCTTTGCAACGGTTTTGATGTATTCGGCATATTCTTCCTGCATGTGTCCTGCCGAATTTGCCCACGTTTGGTAGGTGTGCAAAGGGGACAGAACGGCAATTCTTGCTTGCGAAAAATTGTTCACAAGACGTTCGAAGAAATAGTCAACAGCCGGGATGAAATAGGCACCCCTGTCGTCGCCTTGTTCTCCCATTGGAACGGACTGAATGTAATCGTTGATTCCGCCAAACAAAATCACAAGGTCGAACGAATCCTTGTTTTCAATTGATTCAAGCCTTGAAATGAAATCGTTGTCTTCGTTATTGTATTTCGCAACAAACCCCGTCGCATGTGTGCTGGAATTGACTGTGCCTTCGGGCAAGAAACCTGATTCGACCAGCATTGTGACCCATTTCGGATAATTCCCGTAATAATCCGCACTGATGCTGTCTCCGAACACAAGTGCCTTATTGGCGTTGCAAAAAACGTTCATTGAATCAACGCGGTCTTCTAGTGCGGTAATAGCAGCAACTGCATTATCAATTTCCTGTTCAGCCGAACCCAGGCGGTCAGACAGGGCGTTCACGACTCCCGTTACCATGTATTCTGTCGGAGACGTGTATTCTCCATATCGCAAGCACCCACATAGGCGAATATAGGCAGCCCCTTCTGGCAAAACAATTGCAATGGTCAGCTTCATGCCGTTTGGCTCAATCCCATATTCCGAAATATTGTTTCCATCAATACCTAGCAGGACTTCCTTGTTTTTTCCATAGACACACAATGCGGCATTCCCGTGGATTGTGCAGGTTGCTTTTATTTCAGACAGCGGCACAAATGGCAATTCTAAATAGTCAGTGCAATTCCAAGCTTCCGTTTTCGGTTGCCCACCATCTGCCGTAAGCAATGCACCTTTAATAACTTGCGACTCGGTCGGGGTAATTGTAACCACCTTGCCGCTGCTCACTTGTTCGGCATAGTTTTTTGCTTCTAGGATTTGCGTTCTGACTGCCGTCCCAGCAGAAGCATGCGTTACGCCATCCGTGCCAACACGAACGTCTTGCAGTTCTGCGTCGCCTGTGGTACTGCCATCTTCCAGCGCAACAAACTGATCTATTCTTGCACGTTCAACCGCAATTTTGTTATCCCAATATTCGGTATAATCTCCAAACAGATGATGGATTTCAGACACTTCAGCTTCCTTCCAAGCGTCAATGTCGCTTTTCGCTCCCTCTTGCCATTCATCAATGTCGCGTTCTACGCCGTCTTCCCATTCCTTTATAGTTCCGTCAAAATGCTGCATGACCGCTGCTTTCCATTGCGCAATCACATCCGCATATTCGTTTTCAAACGCGCCGGAAGCATCAATGCCGGTAGCAATGTCAATGCTTGCAATTGCCGTGTTCCAAGCATACTCAATCACGCCAGCGGAAACGCAGCAGAAGCGGACAAGGAAATTCAATACGCCAACATAACCTGTCGCATTCTGGGAAATGAGCCAACTGCAAGTGACGGAATTTTCGTCTTCCGGGTTGATCTGCAAATCGGTAACTTCATATAGGCCACTTCTTTGCTTCCGGGTAGTCGTTTCAATATTCAAATAATGCACTTCTACCCGATTGCAAATAGACATGTCATGCCCTTCAATATAACGGGGGCATTTGAACGTGAACCGTTCTGAATTGTGGTCATACTGAATCAACGCGCTTTTCCGGGGCGAATCATTTTTGATGGCCCGTGTAATTGCATTGATTGTGAAATGGACATCACTGTCATGAATGCCGTGCGTATGTCCCATTTTTACCGCCTTTCTTTCTTAAACAATCAGTCGAGAACAAGACCACGGTTTTTGAACGTGCTTCTCATTCCGTTCACGTTGTCGCCGTCGCTTGCCGTTGCAAGCGCGAACTGCCGTCCGTTAATATTAAGCTGAATCGGTCTGCTTGCTAGATCGTTAATGGATTCAGCCAAGGCTTGCAAATTCATAGCACCTGCCTTGCGTTCAGATGCGCCAGAGACATGGCCTTGAATTGTGCCGTTCGCATTCACGTCAAAATCAACAGCATTCATGCCAGCCGTAGCAAGACCCTGCATAGCATCTTCCATATCTTTTCGGCCAGCCTTCAAAGACTCAACATAGCCAGCGACCAGCATTTCACCTTGCCACGCCGTTTCAGTAGACGGAGAATGAACGCCAAACAAATCGCGGAAGAAGCTAATAGTTCGTCCAACGAAACTGCTCGTCTCCCTGCGCAGCCAGTTTTCTTTGTCTGTCAGGCCTTTTCCCAACCCTTCGGTAATATAGCTACCAATTCGGCGTGTCACGCGGGAAGGAGAATTGATTTCCAATTTCCTGTTAAGTACGTCAACAATTTCTTGTGCCGTCATGCTGGAGGCGTTTTTGAGTTCTGGAATTTCATCCTCCATACCCGCAATAAGGCCCATGAGAGCAGCATGCGCCTGGTCGTTCATATCCTCCGGCATTCCGTCAAAGGTTCCTACCATGTCGCGTGCTATTTTCTCGGTTTCTTTGTCGATTTTCCCGCCCGTTTTTACAGTAGTATAATACATAGACAAAAACGCATTAGAGTGGTCTAAGTCAATGTTCCACAAGCACTCAGCTAATTCTTGCTCCGATTTTCTTGCCCTTTTCTCCGCCGTGTCCCACCATTTAGCATCAATCTTCACCCATTCCTTGGCACTTGACATTAACAGTTCAGTGGTTTCGGTATAAAACTTTTCGTTTTCCTCTTTCTGTTCCGTATAATGATCTTGCGCCGCTTTCAATTCCTTGAAATAAGCTTCGCTATTCAGAGTGCCGTTTGCTTTGTGCTTGTTTTGCAATTGAGTGAATTCATTTTCATACGCAATCCGGGCCGCTTCATTGGCTTGCGTAAGGTATTCCCGTTGCGTTGCAAGTTTGATCGCCGCGTCTTCCTGGGTAACAACTTGCCCATTCTTCAGCATGGCAATTTCTGCTTCCATCGAAGTGCGGTAAATAGACATTTTTTCTGCTTCCAGTTCCCGGATGCGTTGGTTGTAATTTTGAAGACGAATCAATTCGTCTTCGCGCAACGCCCTTTGTTCAGACATTGCATTGCCAAGAATTTCAGTAATGCCATTTTCCGCTTCGCTAATTTTCTGCTCTAATTCATCCATAGTGTGCCCGGAAGAAGATAGCGCTTTGCTGAAATTTATGGTGTGTGACTTGGCGGAATCAACAGCATTATTGAAAGGAGTCACAGAAGCAGCCATTGACTGTGCGCTGTCAACGAATTTCTGTGCTTCGTTCGACGCAAATGTAGAAATAGCAGCAGCAAGACCGGCAAGCGCTGAAACGACAAGAATGATTGGGTTTGCAGCAAGCGTTGCATTAAGTAATTGAAATGCAGTGCGTAGCGCTTTCACCAAACCCACTATTGCAAGCGATCCAGCCAGAACAACGAATGCTGCCGCGACACCAGCAATGATAGGCTTCAATGCGTCGAAGTTTTCAATCATCCATTCTACCGCGCCTTTGAGAATGGAAGAAAAAAAGTTTGAAATCGGTTGAATTAATTCAGACTGAATCAACCGTCCTAACCCAGAAAAAGCAGAAGACAAGGTGTCATATTTGACATTTGCCAAGTCTTCCATAGCGTTCTTCGTTGCTTTAATTTCGCCTTGGGTATCCATCAATGCCGTGATAGTAGATTCGCCCAAGTCTTCCCACATGGTACCGAATAACGCAACCCCGGCCTGGTACCGTGCGGTCTCATCCTTAACGCCACCAAGTGCGGAAAGGATTTGTTTGAAAGCTTCTTGCCCGTCTTTACCACCAGTCTGCAAAGACTTTGTTAAATTCTTCAGTTCTTTGTCAGACAGGCCTAATTGCTCTTGGTAATCTTCAAGCGCTTGAATAACCGTGCCGTCAGAAGCACGAATATTGAATTCCTTGACAGCATCACCCAATTTGTCAACGCTCCAGGTGCCTTTTTTTGCACCGTTTTTGAGCATGTTGAACATATCTTCAGCTTCATATCCAGCATCGGCGAATTGAACGCTGTATTCATTGATGACATCCAGCAAGTCACCGTTCTGGTCAAGTCCTTCCTGTGCGCCTTGCACAAGCAAATTGAACGCCTTGTCAGAACTGATGCCAAATTTCTTCATGAGCGAATTAACGGCTCGCATGGATTCTTGGTAGTCATATCCGAAAGTATCACGAAGCGCAATTGCGTCTTCTGTAATATCCTGCAAGCTAGCGTCGTCCAGATCATCAAAAGTCCTGACGACAACGCTCATGGCATCCGCAACGTCTTCGAATGATTCGCCATAATTATTGGCATAAATATCATCCATGATGTCACGGTATCTTTCCATTTCCAGCCTTGTTGCCCCCGTCTGTGCGCTCAGTGTTGCAAGTGCATCTTCTCCGGCGGTCATCAATTCCTTGAAGGATTCAACGGCCCAGGCAATGGCATCTTTCGCCATATCGGCAATAACGTCTTTTACAATCGTCCAGCCTTCGGAAGATTGTTCTGCGTCTTTTCCTGCTTTTTCAGCAGCGTCGCCAGCATCTTCAAATGCATCTTCATGTTTCTTCAATTCGTTGTTGCATTTGTTGATTGCTTGCTTGATTTTTTCCTCCTGGGTCTTGGCATTGGCAAGCTGGGTTTTCAGTTTGCTAACTTCGTTAGAATTTTCACCAAAGTATTTGGTAGCGACTTTCAGTTTTTGTTCAAGCGCTTCTGTCTTCTTTCCCGCTTCTTTCAATTCGGATTGAAGCAAACTGTATTCTTTCTGAAGCCCATCAACAGAAGCACCGGTTGTCTCCATCTGCGCCCGATTCAGTTTCAGTTCGGCGCGCAATTCGGTCATATTGGAATTGGCCTTGTTTATTGCGCTGTTAAACTCGCCAGTTTCCGCTGTGAATTTAATCTTTGCTTCGTTCTTCGCCATAACCCTTTTCACCTCGATTTATGGCCGTTATTTCTTTTCCCGCTCTCGTTCAACCACATAACTCAACCACCCGTCATAGGCAGTTTTGTTCTCAACCACACCAAGCAAAAAAGAATAATCCGCATACCAGAATATGTCTTCGGGGATTTCAAGAATTAAGACATAATATGTGTAATAATCTTCAACATCCTCCAGCACAAATTCCGGGGGCTTCAATTTGTTTTTTCTGGCATGGGTGCGCATTTTGAACGGTTGACGAAAGCCTACATTTTTTTTGGGTTTGTAAGATGCCCCAATGCTGCGCCAACGGCCCTTCTGTCGCTGCCGCACTTCATGATGAATTCTTCTTCGCTCATCAGGTTTTCATTCTTCATGTTGGCGCAGACGTAAGCAGCATAAAGGATCGTCACACTGTCCAATTCTTCAAAATTGCCGCGACTGTTGCTGGTCATGATCTTGTTATAACGTTCATACAAGGATTTGTCCTTGCTGCGCAACTGGTACAACCCAAAGAAAGACAGGGTCAGTTCCGCAGTCGTACCGTCAGCAAATTCAAAGGTATACATGGTATTCAGCATTTTGTTTTCCATTTGTTTCACCCCATACAAAAGATTCGGGGGCATTTTTCAATGCCCCCGTTCCGTTATTCAGTCGCTTTTTCGGTAGGTTCCTTAATTTCTTCTACCAGATTGCCGACGGTCAAGATTTCTGCAAAGCGCTTCTTCGAAATAGTGATGACAGCGCCTTTCTTGTGAATTTCACCGCTGTTCTTATCGCGGAAATTCTGCAATACCTTGGCCTTCATTGGGTTTCCTCCTTATGCATTCGCAACCTGAACCAGTTCAGGAGCAAACGCGGTCATCCAAGTATTCTTCAAGCTTTCTTCGGTCAGTTCGGTCACAATAGCTTCATACAAACCATTGCCATATTCGTCAGGCATAACGGAAATTTCCATTTCCATTTCAGCAACTTCTTCAGCGCCGTTTTCAATGTTGCGCACCACGCCAGTGGTAATAACGCAATTGGGATAGGCTTTCAGCTTTTCTACGCCGTCTTCATCCTTGACGTGAGCAACAATGCTGAAGGTTTTATGAATGGAATTGCTACCGTAGGCCATGACACCTTCTTTGACGGAATCAAGCACCATGCCGTAAGCATTGGTGAAGATTTCCCACGGCACATGGGCGGAAATGGTCAAAGTACCAGAACCAGTACCACGGGAACGGGTCTTCGCCACTACACCACGGCAGCTCTTGGTAACGGTCTTCGATTCCATTTCTTCTTCCATGGAACCGACGCAGTTCATGGTCTTATAAGTAGCAGCTTCATCACCATGAAATTTGACGCTCATCTGGTCAAGTTCATAGTCAGAAAAAACACCATTGGTCATATTGTTTACACTCCTTTTTCAAATTCGGTAATCAGCCTATTGACGCACCTGTCAATAACCTCATCCATAACAGCTTCGCCGCCACGACGAAAAAATTGTTGGTTACCAACGTGCCGTCTCGTGTTGGTGCCATCGTCCGGGAAATAAAGGTACTGATAATTCTTCGGCGTTGTTATTGTCACAGATAAATTTCCATTGATATTTTGCAACGAATTCCCTTTCTTTGCTCCGGGTTTCTTTCCTTTCCACGTCTTGCCGGAAACCGGGATAAGGCGACGAATGGAATCTTGTGCAAGCGGCCCTGCTTGGTTGTGCAAAACGTCATTGATGGCTTCTTCTGTATTGCCTTGGTACTGCTCCAACGCTTTATGCAAGCGTTCAAAAGAAGCGGCATTCAATTCAAATTGGCTTCCAGCCATTACTTCCTACCTCTCACGAAAGAAACTGTCATCATTTCTACAACGACATTGGTATTCGGCTTCTGCACATAATTGAACGCAGTATCAGCACCAGCAAGGCGGACACCTGGAAGGTCACACAATTTTGCAATCAGATCATCTTCCAACCCGTCTGGAATATAGTTTTCGCGGATGATATGCACGTCAAAGCAATCCGTTGCGGCTGTTTTGTTGCTTGAATGCTTGATATTAGTGCGATTGAATACAATATAATTCCAAACGGTTTCGGCCTGTCTTTCATCGACCAGGCCATAATATACGTTCGGGTCAATCTCTTTCAATTTCGCTTCAATGTCAGTAAGGATCAAGCAACTTCACCCCTTCAAGGAATAGCCACATTTCAGTTCTGGTTTTGTCTGTGTAGGCTATGTCATAAAGATAGCCATTGATGACGCATTTGCATTTGTTATCAACGCAAGGAAGGTGACGGGTACGAATTTTCAGCGACAAAGAAAAACCGTTCTGCTGCGCAAATTCTAAGTCTTGCTCCCGCTTGGATGATTCTTCATAATCCAGCTTGGCAATGAACTCCATGTCATCCAAAGCAGAAACGTTTTCTTTTGCGGCGAAATTGCTCCGTTTCTCCTTTTCGCGGTAGATCATAGCAACGCCGTCATTATATCGGCTGAACCTGGTCTTATTCATCAGCATCAGCCCCATTTTTCAGATAATATGCCACCTCGTTCTTTGCCCGAACTTGACCAATCAGGTTCGCATAATTGTCTTCAAAATCATGCAATGAATGATTGAATTCGTATAGGCAATACGCAAGGAAAAGCGTGTTCTCAGTCCCGGCTTCGCTGAAATCGAAACCAGGGTCGGGAATCCCCAACCTGTGGATAAGGTTGGGGATCGCCGACTGGACAATATCTTCAATGCGGGCGTTCGTGTCGTCATCTTCCCAGGTGATATTCAGCTTTCGTTTGACTTGCGCAAGCAGTCTTTCCGTCATTCTTTATCACCTCAAAGGAATATTAGGCAGTAGGCGTTTCGTAATTCTTCACGGTGATATAAGCGGGTTCAAGGCCGCTGATGTCCAGCACCAGAGAAGAAGTATTGTCGAAGCAACGGCCACAGCCATACTGCTTGATCTTGAACACGCGCTGGTCTTCCAGGAACTTGTATTCGTCAGAATACTCAATCACGCCATTCTTGGCACCGCCCATGCCCATGAAATACTCAGCGGGCAGGAACACAATAGCCTTACCATCCTCCACGGCGTTAGAAACATAAACGTCAGTGGGGAAGGGGAACAGGTTGTTCACATAGCTACCATTGGCGTTCAGAACGGTGGTGGCGGGCATCACCTTGGTCAGGTAATCAGTCTGGTTCACAATCATGGCTACCTTGTTGAACTTGCGCTTCTTGCCGCGTTCAGTCAGAGACATGCGGGAAACAATGTCACCATAGGTAGCGGGAGTGAAATCGGTAACAGGAACAGCGGCCTTGTCAGGATAACCAGTGCTGGAGTTGAAAGAAACACCTTCATGAATGTCTTTCATCAGACCAACAGGCTGATTCACGCCAGTACCGGCAACGATGGCCATTTCCAGACCACCCATGATGGCTTCAGCCAGAACGGTGCGAATGTAGCCGTCCAGGAAAGTGGGGCCAAGATCAAGCATGCCATGCTCAATCACAGCATAGGCAGAAAGCTTGCTCTGGTTGATGTCCATGACACGGAAGGAAGAAGTGATTTCTTTCGCAATCTCATCGGTAATGGTGCCCCATACAGCAGTCTGGGTGGCGTGGTCATTCAGAACCCACTTGGTAATGTAGCCCACATGCTGGAAATTAATAGCGTTCAGCAAGGGATATTCTTCCTTCAGATCCTTATACACGTCTTCAATAATGGTGGTGGGCATAAGGTCTTCTTCGTTTTCGCTGCCAAGAATAGCAGTGAAAGCCTGTTTGGGATCGGTGGACTTCAGGGCGGAAATGACCTTCTGGTACCACTTCTTTTCCTTGCTGGTAAGCTGACGGTAGCCGCGCTGTGCCAGAACAGCAGAATCATTGTTCTCCTGAAGTTCTTCAAAATCGGCCTTTACCTGTTCCACAACGGAATCATGGAAGCCCTGCCAAGCCTGCTGGATTTCAGCTTCGTCATTGGACTTCAGGGCAGCAACGATCTTGTTCAGGTATTCCTTTTCGTGAGAAAACTTAATGCTCATTTTTTCATTTCTCCTTTTCACATTTTGATTAAAGCATTAAAAAAACCGCTCCATTTCTGGGCGGCTGCTTCCTGGGCGTTTTCTTCTTCCTCGTTGTCTTCGGGTTGTTCTTCATCCGGTTCTTCATCCGGTTCTTCGTCCGGCGCATCGTTGTCAGAAGCGTCGTCTTCCTGCTCGTCTTCCGGTTCTGCATCTTTCGGTTTTTCTTCATCGTCTTTCGATTTCTGAAGGTAAACCTTGATTAATTCAAAAAGATGCTTCCGCGCATTCTGGTTTGCGGCCTTGCTTTCCGTTTTTTCAATAGCGGTAGCGAAGCCATATTCGAGCGCTTCTTCTGGAAGAATCCAAGATTCAGCATTCATCAGCGCAACAATTTCTTCTTCAGAAATCGTGCAATGCGCCTTGTAGGCAATAATGCTTGCTTGCGTGATCTTGTCTAATGCGTCAGCCTGTTTGCGAAATTCTTCAGCATTCCCTTCCGAAACGCTCCATGCATTGTGGATCATGAGCAAGGAGGAATCGTTCATAATACGTTCATCCCCTGCCATGAAGATAACGGATGCAATAGAAGCAGCGAAGCCGTCACAATAGGTAATGACTTTCGCCTTGTGGCGTTTCAGCGCGTTGTAAATTGCAAGCCCCTCTGCAACCTCGCCGCCATACGAATTGATATGCACAGAAATTTCTGCAACATCCCCAATTTCGTCAAGCTGCTTCACAAGGCTGTCAGAACTCACGTCATTTTCGCTCAGTGGAAAGCTGGTAATGTCGCCATAAATATTAATGGTCGCCGCATTACCTTTCTTCGTCATTGAGTAGAAGTTCTTCTTCATCGGTTTTCCCTCCTTCCTCTTGAAGATTTTCCAGTATATTTTCAGCCAGTTCATAGTTCTTGGTCATGAAATGGCTGGTACTGAAATCAGTTTCAAGCGGGTTCAAGCGCATGAAAGGACGGATTTCGTCAATCGACGTAACACCGGAAGCAATCAGCTTGTCCACGCCAGCCGCAACTTCGAAAATGTCAATGTGGTTAATGCAGGAGGTGTCAAGCTCTACATAATTACCTTTCTGCCATTCTTCGAAGGTGTACCGCTTGCGGGTGATTTCTTCGGAAAGCATGTCAGCAAGCGGATCAATGCAGAACGACAAATATACCTTGACAATTTCGGTAATATTGGTAATGTTGCCATACATCATGGAAAGAGGGATTTTGAACGCCTGGGCAGTGGTGTCAAAAATCTCTTTTCGCATGGCGATAATATCGTCCGTGTTAGCTCTGCCCGAAGTCTGGAATTCCTGCAAATCCATGCCCTTGAACTGCGGATAGACAGCATTGTCATTCTCGATGAAGGTCTTCAATTGCCCACGAATGCTTTCTTCAAACAATTGAGCGAACCTTGGGTCACCCGCCTGGTACTGTTCAAGCAGTAACTTGTATTTGCGCCCATTCGTTGCTTTGAAAGTTTGCAGGGCCATGCCAAGAATTTCGCCGTATTGAGAATACAAAGATTCAATAAGGCTCTTCACATTCTTGTTGTCCAGCTTGAAATGGAACACTTCGCTGGCCTTATACTGCCTTCTGGGCTGCTGGCAATTGAAGGCCACGTTGTGGTAGACATATTCTTTCAGCGGGTTGACATCGTCGACGTCGAAACTGTCAGCGCAATAAAGACGGTCATTATTCATAACCACCAGGGAACCATGCTTATAGAAATAATTTTCGATGATCTGATTAATGAACTGGCTGGCGTTCTGGTTCGGGTTGGGCGAAACGTTCAGCAGATAATAAAGCAGACCTTTCGTCTCTTTCCCGTTTTCATACGTCTTGAATTCGCACTTGCTGAGGCTGTTGGCGATATACGAAATAGCAATATGCAGCGCCAATTCCTTGAAAGCTGCTTGCTCCATCATCTTCGCCGTGACAGTGCTGATTTCTGCGGCATCAACTTTCTTTTCGAGGAAATTGAAAAGATTGAATTTTCTCACTTTCTCACCTCCTTCACAAAAGAATTACGGGCATGACTTGCAAATCAAATGCATCCGGCAATTCGTCTTCCAGGACGACCGCATTCACGAAAGCCATGAACCCGTCTGTCTTTCTGCTCCTCGGCTCTATCTTGCCATATTTGAAATTATTATTCGGTGCCGGTTCCAATTTCGTATTATTGGTGTACCATCGCATTAACGGGTCATCCCCCCAAATGATTTTATTGCCAATGAACATAGAACTGATTTTCTGAACCACTTGCATTATGTCAGACGGCCTTACCAGCTTCACCATTTTGTCATTCGCGTCATAGCCAACATCCCGCAAGGCTCTTGAAAGGAGCGAATACCTATAACTATCAATTGCAATTTTGTCAATGTTATAGATCATATTCTGCTGCCGCACCCATTCAGCAATCAATGTTGGGTTGATTTCTACGTCATCGACAATGGTAAGCAATCCGCGCTGCACCATTTGGTCAAGTGGGATTTTTATGCGGTGCTTATCAGCGGAAGCGGTGCAAAACCAGCTATGGTGAATGCCGTAATACTTGTCTACATCCTTGAACAATAAAAAAGCCGACACAAAGTCGGTTGTCTTGGAAAAGTCGATTCCGCACATGCACGTTCTATGGCTCAGATCGGGAACCTTATCATTCGTTTTGAGAATGTTTTCCCAGCTTGCTACCTCCGTGTCTTTGCGCCCCTGCGGAATGTTCATGCGCTTTACCATGAACGCATTATTGATAACAGGGTCAAGAAGATAATCCGCATATTCGCGCATCATCTGTTCGCGGAGAATGGGAAGATAGGGAAGCGAAGGATTTGCTTTCTCCCATAGTGCCGGATCATGAACTTCTTTCTCATCATCCAATTTGCAGATGAATGGTAGAAATCCGTTATCCGGCAATTCGCCGTTCAGTATCTTCTCACTTTTTTCAATTAACTGATCCAAAGGCCCTTCGCGAACGTCACCATTCGTAGAAACGTAGGTTCGGCGCGGATGCGGTTTCTTACCAAGGCCCGTTGTGAATACGTTGATATTTTCCCAATTCTCATAAGCATGCGGTTCGTCGAAGTCAACCTTGCCACTTCGTAAGCCGTCTTTCCCTTTCGGGTTGTTCGTTCGGTATTTGATTTTCGACCGCGTTTTCAGATTGACAATTTCAGTTTTGTTCCAATGGAAGTTCTTCTCAAACTTCTTCCGCCACTTTGGGTTTTCAAGAATATTATAGATTTCGTCGAAGGAGGTTTTTGCCTGTTCTTCACTGTTGGCGCATATGTCAATATCATAATACGCCACGCCGTTTGTCTCCGTAATCAAGCAGAAGTCTTCAAAGGATAGATAGCCATTCTTGCCACCACCACGGCCCATCAGAATGAACAGGTCACTCCAGCGCGGTGTACCATCTTTCTTGAAGACGCAATTGTGAAGGATGAAGCAGAACGCTTCCCATGGAAACAAGTTGAATGGAAAGTATTTCTGGTAGGAGAAATACTTTTCGATTTGAACATGATCTATATTCAGCCTTTCGGATGCGAATACATTCTCCACCAAAGCAACCAACTGCTTTTGCTCATTGCAAGTCTGAATTTTTCCGTCTTTTACAATATCAACATATTCTTGCAATCGCTCCGGCATTTGCGTCATCGGGAATCACCATTCTTATAATTCGTCGTCTTCATCTTCGGGCGGCTTCGGTACCACCAATTTGCAACGCGCAGAAATCGTCATGCCCAGATCGCGGGCGCATGACTGGCATTGCCTGAACGCTCTATCCTGCAACGTCTGA